AAAATCATAAGAACGTTCATTACTGATATCATTCTGTCCATTCCTTTCTTTTGTTGTCTGAGGGGAATGAGTATGTTATAATACGCACAGCCCCTCACTTTTGCTGAATGTCGGGTTACTTTGCCTTTATCAGAGTTGCCGCTCTGGTAAGGGCTTTTTTATTAAATTGCTTCTACCTGAGACTTTCCGAAGAAACTGGCTTTATATGTTGCCCCGTCTCCTCTGCTTCCCCAGACCAGAGAACATCCGAATAATGCTGATGTTCCATGCTTTACCTTATAACCCAGCTCTTTCCACTTAGCAAAGGTATTGGTTTCCTCTGTGATTCCTGCTGCATGCTTCGCATCTTCAATTCTCTTTGCATTGATTTCTTCTGCCTTTGCAGATAACCATGCTCTGTGAAGTGCTTCTGCAAAGTTGATGTCCTTTGTCTTACGGTAGATCTTCCATGCTTTCAACATGATCTTGCTGAGATTGTACTTCATATTGCTGTCCTCCTTTGCTTTTCAAGGGCTCTCAGCCCTCAAGCATCTTCCTGACTATTGATATGCTCTATTGCGATTCTCACAGGTATATGGCTTGAAGTATTGGGGGCTTTCGGCTCTCCCGGCTGTTGTCTGTTCCCTTGAACTGATTATAGCATACTATGTACGTAGTTATATGTCTATTGACAATTTGTATAAATATGTACGTAGTTTTTCTGTATTTTTTACTATGTACATAGTTGACTTTTTGTGTTATACTATGTACATAATAGGGAAAGTGTAAGTATTTTATTATGCCCTCTTTCCAGAAAGGAACTAATACCATGAGTGAAACCAGTGCAAAAAGAAAATACGATATTGAATATGCCAAAAATAAACTTAAACGTATTCCTCTTGATGTACAAAAGGAAAAATACGAGGAAATCAAAGCCGCTGCAACTGCTGCTGGTGAATCCGTAAACGGATATATAAAAAAAGCTGTAGATCAGCGAATGGACCGCGACAATGCATAATCATTATTATTCACGAAAGGATGTGCTCTCATGGCAAAACGCTTATATACCTATGATGATATTATGAATCTGCCTGATTTTATCCGGGTGGAGCTACTTGACGGAATAATTTACACAGATGACTTTACAGATTTAGAGATTGACGAAGAAGTTTTCCAGAATCCACCATCTGAGGAGCATCACGTTACCTATCGTCTTTCTATCGTTAAAAAATAAAACAACATCTGATATTTTACTGTTCCATTTATTAGGAGGATTATATGAGCCTTTTTAGCAAAATCAAAAATGTTTTCAATTCATCATCCATTGATATTCCTGATGCGCAAACCATCTATTTTAAAAACGGAGAAATGTACAAAGTGTACCCCACCGATAAGGAAAGTTGGTACGATGCCAGATATCTGGTTTCAGATGGAGTAAAATATGATCTGGAGAATCTGGACGATTTAAAGCGCATTCCTGTACCAAAATTCCCGCCACATCAAAATATAATGGAGGGATATGGCGTTACTGGAAATTTAGATTATGTTTTAAGGATGAAAGCCGGAAGCTTTTATAATCGCAAAGATAAAATAAGATGTTCAGCCTGTTTATGGAAATGTACTGAATTAATGTTTGCTCATCCTTTTTTATCTTGGGACGAAAGCCACTTTTACCGGATAGTACAATGGCACGTAGAAATGGGAATGTTTGACGAAGCTGACAAGGCTGAGAAATATATATATTCTGTACTTGATCATGATGCAAACTATCAGCAATTGATCAATCATATAAAAGATAATCCTGAGTACATAAAACAGCAGGAGGCATTTCATAAGAAAAATCTGATGCGTAAAGAATACTATCATATTTTTTATGAATTGCCTGAACTAGCCCCCAAATCTTTTAGTGCTTATAGCAGAATGAAAAACGCTCAAACAAAAAATTTTCTCAAACTTAAAGATCAAGCAATAAAACATGGGATTTTAATAAGCTAAAACTGAATATAGTATATTTATCCAGGCAGCCAGTAGAGCGGCTGTGGTTCCCTGATCCTGAGCCTTGACAGGAGGGGATGCTTATGAGCGATTACGAGATATTTATGATAATCCTGACAACAGCCAGCTTAATTGTATCTATCCTTACATACACACATAAGAAATAGCCGCCCTGCTCTCTGGTAAAGAATAGGCGGCTAAATCTTAGCTAAACATATTTGCCAGGACGGGGAACCTTGACTTCCCTTACTGGCTGTCTTGATAAGTATATTATATGCCAGCTTCCGGAATTTGTCAATTTCCCGTTGCAAATCACCCATATCTCTTACTATCCCTATTTTCTTCTTATACCGCTTCGAGGTATGCCAAATCTTTCACCGCTTCAAGTCGTTTCTTACAATCCCTGTATATTCCCTGATAATGCTTCCCTTGCATAATTCCCAGATCAACCTCATGCAAAATGATATTTTCCATTAAAGATAAGTTATTAAGCTGCATCACCGTAGCTTCGTCCCTTTTATTGATTCCTGCCATTTTATTTGCCAGTCTGGTATAAGTCATATAAAGCATTTCTGCATGACTGCTTCCCTGCCCCTTTGCATACTCAACAAGTTTCTGAATCGTATCCGTCTCTGCCTTTCTGGTAAGCTTTCCTGCCTTCCGGGTTTCAATCCACATTTGAGTAGATTTCTCACGGATAAAGTTCTCCATCTGATTAAATGCCCGGATATACTGCAATTTCCATTCAAGAGCCTCTTTCCCGGTAAAACCCATTACCAACAATGAAAAGCCATCTCTCGTCATTAAAAACATAGGATATCGTTTTCCACGATTCTCGTAAGTTGATTCGAAGAAAAATTTCGCTCCACCATTTTGGACACCTCTTTTTCCTATCAACTCTCCATACATTCTTCTTATTTCGGCTATCAGCTTGTCATGCCTCTTTCCAAACTTCTCGGCCACCTGCAAACTATCACACACAGCTTCATCATTCTTTAAATAAACAAGTTCGTTCATCTGTACGCCTTTCTTTAGCTATATCCAAAAATACCATCTTGTTCCATCAATTTATTAATTTCTCACCACTTCCTCACCGCTTCGATCAAATATATCGACTGTTAATCGACAGTTCAAGCACTCCCGGTTCTCGCCGTTTTACTTCCATTTTTCACGGCTTCCTCACGGCTTCGATTGGAGTAACACTGAAAAATCAGCAATAGCGCCTGACCGTATTTCTCATAATAGATTCTTTATTGAACCGTAGGTTCGGCAGCAGGATTTTTATTAACTGCCAGCATCACCGCTTCTACTGTTTTATCGGATCATTTAGCCTTTTTATTTGCTCTCCCATCTGCTGCCGCTGTTCCTCTGTGTACTGCCTTGGTGGAGAAATCCGAAGCCAGGATACTGGAACATGAGCACAAATGCTTCCGTCCTCGTTATCCGCAATGATCTGGCAATCTTCAGGGTGCTTCTCTGCCAGCTTACGGATTACAGACTTATACCGACCCTGCGAGAATGATAAAGTTGCTCTGATATCATTGGTCATAAATTCAATTACATTTTCATTACATCCATCCATAAAAATCTCCTTTTTGTTTTGTTCGTCTGTTGCTTGATTTCTCACGGTTCGCTCTCGGTTCGATGATACCTAAAAGGTCATTTCTCGAAGTTCGCTCGGAGTTCGTTTCGAAATCATCCCCTGCATTTTAAGGTGTAAGATATTTTTTAGGGCCTCCGAAATCTCCGAATATCTATGCGCGCGTAATCGTGTCATTAAACTCTTTTACGTGCGCATTATCGTGTCAACGAATCCCCATACTCCCGACATTTTTTGTCTAAAAATCCATCAATTTGTAATCATCTTTAATATCATCAGGTAATCCCTTAAAAAGAAAATTCTGAGGCATTCTTCGCAATGCTCCAATAATTTCAAATCGCTGTTCACTCTCCAACATAGTTTTTATTTCTGGATATTCTTCAACATTCTTTGTATACCATGACTTCTGTTGTGGCGGAGAATACCGGGGATCATCACGCACATACAGGAACAGCCACTCTATACACAGGCTCATTGTAAATTGAACATACACCCCACATTCGTAATAATATTGAGCTATCATTAATGCATCATGAAGTGTAGTTGTTATCTGCTCTGGTTTCTGATAATGTCCCTCTGGATAATATTTCACGATACATTCATTCTTCATAAAACTCCATGGAGCAATGGATACAAACGGAGCATGATCCGCCTGCACTTTCATTACCATCTGAGCTCTTTGGTATAAAGCATCAAGCCTTTTAATCAACGGACTTCCCATAATTCACCACCGCCTTTAAATATGCAAATCCTTTGTCTGTTTCTTCGTCCCACTATGCCCCTGTGATTTCTTTCTGGCATTTTCCCTTTTGCAAGCTCTCAGCCACTGATGCAGTTCCGGCACACTCGTAGCTCTTATTGTTACACGCTTATTTCTTCTCGGCATTTAATATTCCTTTCTACCAAATCAAGCTTATACAATTCATGTCTCTATTATTTTTTTCTCTTCTGTAATTTCTGTTCCTGTTCTACTCGTGACATCAATTCTTCCATAGCTTCCAGACGTTCAATCATATCTACATTCTTTGTCCACTGAGAGCACTGTGACAATGCTGCATTAGCCGCGTTCACTCTGATCTGTGCCGGCACTTCCGTATCAGTAGCCGTATTGACCAACACTGCTGCACATTCTCCAAGTTTTCCCTGCAGGTATGCAATCGCTCCTGTTACGGCCTCGTTTCTTGCCTCAGAATACTTACGCTGGAAGCTGTCTGAATGAATCACAGTATAAATTGTAGGTCTGGGAATCTTCGTCTTTTTGGATATCTCACTTATATTTGGACACGTTAAAAATGCCTGTACTAATATGTCCTCACGTGCTTCTGCTGATATACCTTTTGCCATAGTAATCACCCCTAACTAATCAATGATATTTTCCAATACATAAAAACAAACGGTTTTGACAGGTTCTACTCTAACCTTTAAAACGGATATCTATTACATGCCTGTAATGCCGCCCGGAACACAGCCAACGTTTTCTTCCGGTACGCATAAAAATCTTTACGATCAAGCGCAACAAACTTCTTTTTGTTCATCTTGTCATAGCTCATTCCAATTACGATACAGCAGTATAATTCGTCAACAATGTTCGGATATACCTCCGCTGCGCACTGCAACAGCAATATCTTATCCCGCATCTCAAGATTCTTGCAAAATTCACCCAATCTTTTATCTTCATCTTCTGAAAATCCATAATCTTCATAAGTCGCTTCTCTTGTAAGCATTGAATCCTCCCTGTATTTCCCCTGCCACACTTTCTGCATGACAGGGAATTATTCTATGCCATCTCAAACGGGTTTCTGCCGCTTGTATCTCGTCTCATTTGCGCTTCTTTCATCATCTCGTCAAACAGTGTCCTGCGATTGATCTGTGCCGTAAATCGGTAACTTCCACCGCCAGTCTGTCGTCCTGCTGTTTCTTCCCGGACGATCTTTCTGAGCAGAGCCTCCGGTGTCTCGATGTTGTTACCCTGCTTCTGATCTCCTAAGACCGCAAGGAACTCACTTCGAGGTGGAATAACTGCACCTTTTGCCAGATACGGAACCGTATTGACTCTTGGTAAATTCATTGAGTATTTACCCCATCTCCGCTTCCCATCAGGGGTTGTAACATCGTAAGAAAATGTAAATGCCTTCTCAATACCGGAAAGAGAAGAATTAACATTGCCGATTGTGCTGTTAACCTTACTAACTACTTCATTCAGAATCCCTGCGATTCCTGTTACTGCCCCGGAAATCCCATTAATCAGATTATTGCTCATCTCATTTCCAATCGTATTCATATTTCTGGCAAGTCCGTTTAAACTATCCTTTGTACTACGCACCATCTGAGTTATCAACTGGCCAATTCTCTCGCAAGCCTTTTCCCATTTCTTAGTCATTGTGTTATACTGACCTGAAAAATGGCTCTCCACAGTCTTCTGCATCTCGCCAAGCTTTAAATTGGCAATCTGCTTCATTTTATCCAGATTTTTCTTTACTTCCGATGCCGAATTCCCCCAGTTTGTCACTGTGGTTGTATTCACACCTCCAGAAGCATCCTCTGCTGCTTTCTTTACTCCTGCAAGATTAGTCTCCGCATCCGTTTTCATTTTTCCAGTTGAACTACTTACTGTCTTCTGAGCCTCAACAATACTAGAATCAACACTGCTTTTTGTCGCCTGAGCTGCGGAAGGAAACTCCTGTGCCAGTTTTTTATTCAGCTCATCCAATGGGACTCCTGCTTCTTTCAAGGCATTATAGACAATATTAAAAGCATCCTGCGCATTGGCCGCTGATCCGCTTGTATTATTAAATACTTCTAAAACACCTCTGTATGTTCCTGCATACTTACTAGAAGATACGCTGAGATCATATAGTACACTTCTGATTCCTTTTATTGATTCTTTCACAGTTATTGAAGATGTATCTATTGTGGAAGAGCTTTCAGAAAAACCTTTTCCCAGAGCTTGCACCTTACCTGTCATTTCTTCAACAAATGCACTTGACACTCCGGCTTGCGCTCCATATTGCTCAAGGATCTGCGTTGCTTTCTCAGCCGATACGCCATATTCACCCAATTTCTGAACCATGCTGTCATACATCTCACTGTTTGACTTACCGGCAGTCTCATCTGCTTCTACTAAAGCCCACAGTTCTTCTACCTGTTTGTTTGTAATTGTATGAGCTTCGCCCATCTTGCCAGCATAATCATGTAAGTATCCACCTGTCTGAGTTAAAATTCCGTTTCCGCCCTGCGCAGTTTCTACTAACTCAGCAATTTTCTTCGTAAGCATAACCGTTCCGGCAGTGACCAGTGTAATTGCACCGGCAGTCCCAACTAAAGAGCCCAAAGAAGATGCAAATGTAGCAATGCCGGATGTAGATCCAGCAAGTGCACCATTGGTCAGATTAGAAATATTTCCCGCTAATGCCTGTACTGATTCCTCTGTAATCAGCTTCTTTCCAATAGTGGTAACAAGGAATTTTACCAGGCTTCCAATGCCCGTTATATCCGCAATCTTTACCGCGATAAACGCCTTACCCAAAAAAGCAGCTATTTTCCCTGCGGTTCCGCTTGCCTCCAAACCATCGAACAAACCACCCAGTGTCCGGGTAATCGCAGTTATTACCTGTTTCAGATGCTTCACCCAGTTGATCTGTCCCAGCATCTCACCAATTCCCTGGCCCAAAGCCTCCCAGTCTGTTTTTTCTGCCATATCAACCAGTGAACTGCATAAGCTATTCAGGAAAGCTTCCAGTTTGCGCCCATTATTCTTCCAGTCAAACTCTGAAATAAAGGTATTAATTCCTCCGGCAATGTTATTTACCAGACCTGTCCAGTCAAATCGCCGGGTAAAGCTGTACAATGTGGTAAATGCTCCATTCAGGCCAGTTGCTAGCGTATCCGCTATCTCACGGAAAGAAATCCTTGAACAGATTCCATTAAGACCATCCGCTATCGCTTTTCCGATTTCTGAAAATGGCAGATTATGTACCATTCCATTAAAGATATCCCAGGTAATCATGAACCGGTTTGCTATGAGCTGCCCCAGATTATTCCAGTTGACTTCTTTTACTAGTCCGGTAATTCCTTCTGCGAATTTCTTTCCCAGATTTTTCCAGTCTATTCCTGTTATCAGCAGGTTTAAGGTATTGACAATCGTATTGATTCCCGCGCCGACAGTCCGTCCTAATAATTTCCAGTCTACATTATCAACCAGGCTGTTAAATGTTCGGGTAAAAGCATCACAGAATCTTGTTATCTTTGGACCGACCTTTTTCCAGCTGATTGCTTCATAGACTTTCTTAAGTCCCTTATTTATTCCACTGGCAATATATTTCCCAAGGCCTTCCCAGTCTTCCGATTTGATTAATTTCTTAATCTTATCCGCAATTCCTTTGATTGAATTAGCAACAGGAACCTTCTTAAACATCTGTGCCGGTGTAGGTGCTGTATACCCTCCGGTATCTCCTATGCCATTTCCATCTGCTGCCGAATCATCATTTTTATTCGATGTATACCGTTGGATCTCATCAAGAGCAGAAAGATATCCTTCTGTTTCTTTATTGGCCTTCTTGGTATTTTTAGCTGCCTGATTCGTATTTTTTGAAGTCTTTTCCAGTCCTGCCGCATAATCTTCCTGCACTCCAACGGCTTTTACAAAAGTATCCTGCCCGGTTAATGCTGCTGCAAACATTCCCACATAAGTAATTGCACGTGATATCATATCAATAAATCTTGACATGATCGGAGCTACCACCGTGAGGACAGGTGCAAATGCTGTAGCAAACGAGTTCTTCAGCCTCGTCATGCTGGCCATTAAAGAGGAGATTGCTGAATTGGTACTGTTAGAATACTGTGCCAGATTTTCAAATCCGGTCTTCACACCATCACTGACAGCACTTATCGCCCGGAATACCCCTGAAAACAGCAACGACATTCCCAACATCCGGGAAAGGCTCATTCTCGACCGGTCCGTCTGCTTGTTCAGATTAAACATGTTTTCTACAGCCTTTTTCATCGCTGAAACCATGCTCTTGATAGCAGAACCAGCACTTCTTAATGCGGAACCCATATTCTTCACAACCATACCTACACGAGCAGCAGCTTTCTGCAAATTCTGCATTACCTGCACAAGTCGGCTATTTTTCTGCCAGTATTCCTCAACCTTATTCTTCAGTTTATTGTATGAAGAGTACAGCCTTCCATTTATGTGCTCCAGCTTCTGCGATTCCACATTGTACTTCTCAGCTGTGCTTTTATACGCATCTGTCGATGTAGAATCCACATAGGCCCTTCCGGTCGTCTGCATCTCTTTTTGCTTTCGCTGTAGCCTGTCAATATCCGCCCAGATGTCGTCCATCTGTTCGTCAAGTTTCTTCAGCGGCGCAGAATTTATTGAAAATCCCATATCCAGCCATTCACGCTGTTTTGTCTCAACCTTTTCAAACTCATCTTCCAGATCTTTTATATCGTCTTTGAGCTTTTTATATTCTTCCGTCTCGATTCTGACCTTGCTCAGTTCTTCAAGCTTTGATTTTAGCTCTGATACTTTACGTTCCTGCTTCTCGTAGCTCTGATACAGGTCCGTTATCGCTGTTATCTGCCTCTGGAAAGAACTTTTTGCTGAATCACCCATCTTCGATACCTGCGCGGATATCCTGGTCATTCCAGCCTTTACAGCGTTCATTCCTTTCGACACACCGCCGGTATCTATCCTGGTATCAATGATAATTGAACCATCTGCCATGTTATATCTGCCTCCAAACTATTTGAGGTTCGGGCACTGAATCCTGTTTCCAATGCCGTTATATACTCAGGACCATCCCGTTACCAGGACAGCCCTGTTATGTAGCTACGCTTCGGCTACTTCTTTCTTTGCGTATTTGTCAGTATACTTTTTTATCCTTTTCTGCTGCGCCTTTTCCCTTGCATCCAGCTCTTTTTCGATGATTCCACCAATTACAGTGATAATCTGCTCTGCAAAGGTCTCTCCGCTTTCCAGGACTGTAAACGGACTGGTAATCTTGAAGAAGCTCTCTGATACAGGAGCACCAAACAACAGATCAATCTTCTCCCCGGCTTCCTTTTCCAGATCTGGAAGAATTTCCTCGAAGTCTTTGTCCTTGATTTTGTCATTGATTCCAGTAAAAAACGCTGCTGCCTCTTTATACCTCTTTAAAATACCTGCATCTGAAGGAATAAATCTGAACACGCCCAGATCATTTCCGTCTTGATCAGTAATCTGGTATGTCTTCGCACCGGTCTGAACTACTACTTTCTCCATTAATCCTCATCCTCGCTTTCCTGCTCTTCTGCTTTCAGCTGTTCTTCCAGCTCGTTAAGTTCTTTGATATTATCCATGCATTCAATTGCTTTATCCGCTGTAGCTTTCATGGAATTACGTACCTCATCACTTTGAACGAAATCCGCATAAAGCTCTCCGATATGTCCAGCCGCATTAGACAGAGAACTAAATACCCCCTTCTGCAACCTCATTCTTTCCGTGTATAAACGTCTCTGATCTGAAATCTGTTTCTTTCTTCCCATGTCACTTACCTCCATTCTGTCTGTCATAAATCGCTGCCAGCTCACATACAATCACAAATAACAAAAGACCAATAACTACCAACAAAACCACCTCCGCAACAATGAAATATTACCTGTTATATATATTTTACCATCAAACCTGACCACAGTTGTGGTACATGTTTACCACAGTTTGCGCCATTTTCCATATCGTGATATGATCTTTAATGGCAATAATCCCATATTATTACTTTTTTATACTGGCAACCGGATTATTTCTTTTGGCTTTGTTTTCCAGATCTTTTGCTACTGCTAAAAGAAGGTCCTCACACAACCGGGAATGATGATGATTCTTCCGTAATACTTCTATCTCTTTCACCACTCCCTGCCAGTATACATCGTCTTCAGGTCTGCCCGGAGGATACAGCTTTTTGTATAACCTCCAGCAGTCCGTGAAGATGTCATATATCTGCTTTAATTCTTCTTTATCGTTCACTGGTTACTCCTCCGGCATGATATACGCTTTTTCTCCTGCTGCATACTTTTAAAACATATCATTCAACACTTCTTTCGCGCGTTCTGGACTTGCATATTCCGCAATACCAAAATCACCCTCACAAATACGGTTCTTACTTACGTAACTGATATACGTCATTTTGAAATTTAAAACTCGTGTTTTATCCTGTGTCATTATTTTCATAATTATTGTCCTTTCTGGCGGATTACCGCCTATAAAATTCGTAGCTACCAAAGCTACAAAAACAACAGCTACAATCTTCCCAAAAAGTTTAAAGTTATATATATACTCTTTTATACCTATATTCTTATATTTATATAATTCTTTTGATATAATGTAGTCTTTGTAGTTATTGTAGAAAGCCTTGTAAATACTGGGTTTAAGCAAGCTACAATCTAACTACAAAGTCAGCTACATTCTTCTTTAAGCTTTCAATCAAATGGTATTTCCATCTGTTCTTGCCGTGATATTGGAACAAACTCAGAAAAGTTTGTAGC